CTATTATATACAGTCTGTTTTATTTCTTCTCCCCCTAGCTAGCTTCTTAGCTAGCTAAGCTACCTTGAGTAATGCTCTTCTTTCTAAGCGAAGCTTTTTATTGATTACTCCTTCAAGGCAAAATACATTTAGTAATTGCTACCTAGGTTATAATCTCAACAGAAATGTTGTATATATTTGAACGTCTTGTTCCGATACAACAGTGAGGGAGTCTATGCAACACATCGTTTTCGTATGTCTTACTTGGATAATCGTCTCGACAGTGACACTCCTCCTCAATTTTAATTAAGGACTGTTTTTGTAGAATCATGAGAGTTCTAAAGTTTTAATCTTTATAAAATGTTGTGGTCCCGCAGTTATAATTTGGTCAAAAGTTCGCACAATCCAGCATATAGTTAATATTTTCCCTGGAGTCCTACACAAAAAGAAAAAGAAATAAACCCAATAATCGCATAATACATCATTAAGACATAAGCTAGCCGAGCGACCGAAGGGAGCGAGGGATAGGGCTGGCCAAGCCAGCCTAAGCTCCCCCCGAGGGGGGGCAGGGGGGGTTATACAATAGCTAGCCAGCTGAGGTAGCCCACAGCTGGCCAACTAGCTAGCCCTGCTGGCTAGCTAAACTATGCTAACTGAGGTAGGCTGGCAGGCAACCCAGCCAGCCGTTGCACAGTTAGCTTATTCCCCTGTTTTTGCTAAACATCTCACAGCCAGGCTGTGCTAGAAAAAATCATAGATTTTTAAAGTGAAGCTTGCTTAAATACTTTACGCAAACACAGAAGCAGAAAAAAAAGGCTAGAAGGGCGTTAAACCCCTCTAACCAAATCTGCAAAACGTTGTCTATGTTCAGCACTAATCACTGAATCATCTTCTAATACTAAATCACAAAAGCCATCAGTTTGCATAAACAACACCTTTTCAGCTAATTCTTCTCTATTCATATTTATTTACAACCTCCATTGCACCCAGTTAAGGGAGGTTGTTTTCTTTCAAAAAGATAAGAGGCGAACTTGGAGCATTAAGGCTTTTATGCTTTGGCTACCCGTTGCAAAGCTTAAATGCTTATGCGACAGCCTCTTGTCGGGCTAAGCCATTTCTTTGATTCAAAGTCCTCTTATCACAATCACCACACACCTTTCTATGTTTAGATTCAGACACAAACACCTTATCACACCTTGAACACACTCTCTTATACATCTTTTCCCCATGTGTTGCTGTCTTAATGATTATCTTTCCTTTTCGAATACACAACTCCATTTCTCTTGATCCCATGATTATAAATCTTCCTTCCAATGAGGATTCTCTTTTGTGAAATTCCCATTTGCAGGACAGACAAACCTAAGTTTTCCATTAATTGGTTGAGGACATTTAACACACCAACATCTACCGCAAACAGTTGTCATTTCATATTTCCCGCAATTTGGACAAGTTCCCATGATTATAAAATGTGGGAGGATGGAGCCAACCCTCTCTAATCTCCTTATTTCTAAGGCGCTTTGTAGCCTCTTACGAATTAAGCTATTCCCACATTCCAGTCTTTCCCGGTGTCAAGGCTTTTGTTTGATAGAGCCTACGGGAGTCAAACCCAACTACCAAAGCACACGGCAGGATTCGAACCTGCAAGCGAGTGTTAATTTACGCCGTTCCGAAGGTCACAAGCCTCGTGTGCATATTAACGCCAATAGTAGGTGTTTAAACCTATATTAACGTTTTACCCAAATAGGGCTTAATAAATTAATGTGATTCCGTTGGCTTTTCTTTCGATAACTTTGCCTTTCGTGAAGTCTTTGTGAAATGACAGGCTCGGTAGTTTAAGAACTTCCTTTGCTTTTTGGACAATTTCCTTAAAGGTTTCATTCATCTTTACCTGTTTGGAAACGTTTATCCCACTTCTTCTTGCTTACTTTCTTGTTAAAAATCCAATACTTTGTATCATCTTTCTTCTCGAACTTCAAGTTAATACACATAAATCCATTAACAAGATTTTTACAAGAGTAACAAGAGTTACAAGAGTCACAAGAGTCACAAGAGTAACAAGAGTCACAAGAGTCACAATAGTTACAAGAGTTACAAGAGTCACAAGAGTCACAATAGTTACAATAGTAACAATAGTTACAATAGTAACAAGATTTATTCATTTAATTCTTTAAGATAAAATCTATAACTTTCCAATATGTCTAGAGGCTTTGGGTCTGCATGATTTCTGAACTCTACCTTTAACATACATTGAGCAACTATAATATTATCTCTATTAGTTCCCCTTGCACTTGGAGCGTTAGCTATAGGCTGTTGAGTTTCCTGAACCCTCTCTGCTTGAGGTGTTACATTTGAACCTACAAACGCCCTAATGTTCCAAAAGTTCCCAGCTTGTTTAGTCTCTGCTTCACATTCAATGTTTAGATTCTGTCCAATTACATTAGCTATATTTTCATCCCATACAGTATACTTAGAACCATTAGGACATTCACAACTCCAAAATTTAGTCTTTCCTGGTCTTTCTACTGCTTTAATTTCTTTTATTGTTATTTTTTCCATCTTTTAACCCCCTTACATCTGTTTAAGTGTTCGTTGATTAATTGGTAAGTTTTAAGTAAAACTCCTAGCGTCGATAAGATACATAAATATTGAAGACACTCAATAGCACTCGTTGTTATTTCAAACATCATTTGAATTGTTTAATGAGTGCTTCCGCGGTAGCTTTATTTAGAGTTGCTCTTTTTAAGGCAATCGTAAACCTTTGAATCTCTAGGCTTGATTGCTCGACAACTTCTTTACTCGTCTTAACAATATTCTTTTTATCTTGTTTGGTTATTTCCATGCTTATATGTATATTTATATGTTTATAAATGTTTCTATTCTTCTATGAACCACTACTGCGAACCAATATATACTAGAAACAATAGAGCCTAAGAATGGTTTACCAGCGTCGATAAAAGTCTTTTTTATATTATCTCCAAATCTTTTATCCGAATATTCTTTATGCCAGGTGTTGTCATGTTTCTTACAACACTCTCCAATATCCACACCAAAAACTACATCGGGGCTCCAGCTACAATAATCCTTCTTCCCATCTTTTCTCATAAAAAATTCTTTCATCAAAATACCTCCTTCCAGGTATCTCCTATGTTTACTTGCATACCAGCGACGTCTTTCCAAACATCCCCTATATTTACCTTGGCTGCTGCTATATCTTTCCAATCATCTCCGATATTAATTTGAGTGTTTGTTCCTGTTGCTGCTGTTTCATAAACTGCATAAATTCCTAAACGCCTAGTGTATTTGGAATCAGCTGTTCCGAATGGGTCTATTAGTCCTGACTGTTTATTTCTTGTAGCCCATGTCCCACCTTCTAAATCTTGGTCTACTTCTCCCCCCTTTTCGTCCCAAAAAGCAATCCAATAAGTATCTTCTGCTGTAACTGCTATATTTAATCCAGTTTTAACCTGCCAACCTGCAGTCGACGACCTTGTAAAAGAATCCGACCCTGTCAATAAATTCTCTGGCTCATTGTCTCCTGAATTATGGTCATAAATACCCACTTTTACAGTTCCTGCAGTTTTAGTAGTATTCATCCACCATCCTATCTCTACAATCTTTACTGCACCCACAGGAGCAACATCTTTAAAACCGAAAATTCTCCTTGCTTCTCCATAATCGTACCTTCCCCTTGGGTCACTAGTAGGCGCTGTCTCTACAAAACCACAATTAGTTCCTACTACTAAAGCCATTATGCCGTATACTGCACATAAACAGTTCCTCTTGTAAAGCTCGAAGCTGTTGGAGGTGTGGCGTCTACTCCAATAACTACATTCCTAACCATAGCTACCGAAGCTGTTGTATTGTCCGCAGTGATATTTAATTGAGCACAAGATGAAGTCCCGGAAGATGTAATATTAGTTTGGGTTAATAGTGCTCCGTGAGGGTCAGTTGTATCTGCAATATGAGGGTCTATCACAACACAACTAGCAGTATTTTTAGCAATAGCGACGGTGTTAGTATTTATTACTACACATGAAGCAGTATTGGCAGCTACAACTGTTGCATCATCATAAGTTACTTTGGCAGTATTGATAGCTGTGCTTGCTACATTAGCGGCCACTAAAGCTGCATCTGTATAACTTACCTTTGCTGTGTTTATTGCTGTTGATGCTACGTTAGCAGTCATTAAGGCAGCGTCAGTATAGGAGACTTTAGTTGTATTTATAGCACAAGATGAAACAAGTGTGCTATGGTCTGCTCCTGTAGCGTCTCCTCTATGAGCAGAATTACTTGTCACAAATCCAGCCATCCCTGCAATATCTTGCCCATCAACACTCCCACTCACTACAATATCCCCATCAACATCTAAATTAACTTCTGTAGATACAAGCGTCGGTTCTATTGTCATAATCGTTGGAACTGCTCCACATCCAAATACAACACTCTCACTTCCGTTATTAGTGTTACAACACATATAATGATTTGCCCCCTGGACTATACTAAAGATGTCTGCTGTGTTATCGGTCATATCAAACGTATAGTCTCCTGTTCCCGTGTCCCCATTATTTTTTAAATAATCAGAATGTGCTTGTGTATTGTCTTGGCTGTGGTTGTAGGCTGTTGTTATATGTGCAATTGTTTCTGTTGATGTCTTAACTCCTTTAGCCCCTCCATCTCCTTGGATTATTGTTCCATCAGTTAGGGCAACAGATGCAGTAACATCTCCTCCCACAGCAAGACCAGTAATCAAAGAGCCATCACCACAAAGATTTTTTGCACAGATGGTTCCATCCCATCTTATCTTATCTTTGCCTACTCCAGTCCAACCTGCCATAAGAATTATAATAAAAGAAACTATTTAAAATTATCGTGCTTGAGTTCCAATCATTAAAACTGCTGCTAATGGGTCAGTCAGTTGAGTTGTCCCCATTTCACAGATTCTAACTCGTGTTCCCTTGAACGCTTCTGTTTTTAAATCTGAACTTAATGCTACTGCTTGTTTCCATGTTCCAACAGTCTTAGGCACAACAACTAAAGCGTATGAAGCTGTCACGGAGTTCGATACTACTATCTGAATACCTGCTAATTTACCCACACGTCCATTTGTAGCCATATCTTCACCGATTGAAGGGAATTGTGCCCCTTTCTCTGCAAGATAGTTCACAATACTTCTATGGTCTCTTAATGATACGAAAGCGATAAGGTTTGTAGTGTCATAATTTGCTTCACCGATTAACTGTTTAGCGTTCATTAAGTCGTCTATAATAGTTGCTGAATTACCAGACCACCATGCTGTTGCCCCTATCGTTACGGATTGAATCGCATCTGCAGATTGACTCTCTGTAAGAACGTCCCAAATCTCATCATCTACTGCTTTAACAACTCCTTCAGTGATTTTGTAGATTGTTCTTTTCTGCACATTAATATCATTAGTGATAATATCTTCATAATGGATAAAGTCTTCTAAACCATACTTTTCAATATATGCTGCTACTTCTTCCCATGTTACAACAGCTTGTGGAAAGTTACCACCTCTTGGAATTCCTTTAGTAGCGTTACCTGTTGCTCCTGCAAGAACATCAGTAGTTTCTCTAAAAAATGTATTCTTCCACGCGTTAGTTGTAGAAATAGTCACTGCCTGCTTAAACTTATATTTTCTAACTGCAACTTGCTTAATAACAGAATCAACTAACTCCTTACGAAGTCCGCTTGTTCCTACTTCTTCACCTAGGACTGCCATTAATTATATTTCCCCTTTTTAATTTCCTTGACTTCTTCCTTGACTTCTTCTTTAGCCGAGAATCCATTCTCCTTCAAGGCCTTATCTGCTTCTTCCTTCTTCATCTTGTGTAAATTTGCTATGCTCATAATGCTAACCTCACATTTATTACGTCTGCGTCTGCTGCTGTTTCCATTGCATATCCCATTACTGCTGCTCCCGATGCTGTGGATGTTGCTTGTGCAATCATATTTGCTACATCTGAAGAGACTACTGGTAAACCTACAACAATAGCTAAACTTGCGGAGGCTTCAAACACACCATTAGTCCATACAGAGATAGAGGTAGATAAGTCAGTTGCTGATTTGTCCATAGCTGCAATTCCTGCGATTGGTTGAGTAAAAGAAGCTGCGGCTGCTGCAGTTCTTGCGTCGCTTAATGCTAATAAAGTTCCTTTAGAAATTGCTACTCCGGACGCCACTGTATACCTTCTAGGGTCTCCATCATTATTTTGTCCGTAGAGTTCTACCTTTGTCCACTCGTTTGCCATGAATATATGGATTGTGCGAACTATTTAAACTTTGCCTTTTATAAGAATTCTTGAATCCTTGTCACTTTTGCTATTGGGTCGAACATATCTGCCTTAATATCTTTCTTAATTCCAATTATATGAACTGATACTTTTGCTCCCGATAGGTCACTTAATCCTCTTTCACTGTCGCCAAACGTTATTGAGGGAGGTATTTTAGCAGCTTCATCATATGCCTTTTTTGGGATTTTCTTTAACCCTATAATCTTTCTAAGAACTCCTAATTTTAATTTGGATTTAATTTTGTTTTCAGAAATTCCTATCCCTCCCCATTTTTGATTCATAATACTTAAGACTGTTGGGAGTGCTTCTTCCGGGAAGATATACTCATAAGTTCCTAATACTGAATCTCTAAGTCCTCCCTGGACTAAGACCATTTCTTCCTCTTTAGTGTCTTTATTAAATCTCCTCCACTTGAAGAACTGACCTTGCGCTAGTGCTTTCCATAGATTAACCTGTTCGGGTAATCCTCTAAGATAAAATTGAAGGTGCATTTATTCGTCCTCCTTCATAAAATCTTCTGCTTCAGTTTGTAAAGTTTCTTCTTTAGTTTTAACTTCTTCTTCTTGTCCAGCGTCTGCTTTTCCACTCATTTCCATCTTCTGTTGGATTTCTTGAGACCTTGCTAATTCTACTTCCATAGCATCATTTTCTTCTTTCAATTCTGCCGCAGTTATTTTCTTTTCTTCTTCCATTTTATTGACCTCCCTGATTTAATTGTCCGGTAGCTTTATTTGCTTGTTCTACATACACTTCACTTGCCTTTCCTGCCGCTGCGAACTTTGCCCATTCAGATTCCCAGAATCCAATAAATGGAACTCCCGCAGTGATATTTAATGTTTCTTGGATTATTTCATCAATTTCATATACTTTATCCCATTGTCCATTCTTTGCTGCGTTTGCTTGAACTATTGCACTTGTTGTAAGTGCGTCTCCCTTTTCATTTTGCGCCCAGAATAAAGAAGTGTATAATACAGAACCCAAGATTCCTAGATGTAGGGCAGGGTTTTTTGTTGCTGCTGCTAATTTTGTTAAATAAGAAGTTTTAAGTGCATAGTTTTTAGCATTGTTTGTAACTCTTGCCCAATTATATGTTCTAGAAATATCTGCTACATTTTTTGTAACTCCATTCACTGTTATAGTTGCTCCTGTTTGTGGAACATGAGTTGTCATTTTTGCTATGGTCTTTTCTGTTATTCCTTGAATTAAATTTATAGCAGTTGGAGTTGGCCCGATTGGAACTTGTCCAGCGTGGAGTCTCCCTTCTTCTTCTAGTTCTTTAAATCCCCCTATTGGTCCAAATACATCTCCAACTACATCTCCGACTTGTCCTAGTAAACCTTTCTCTTCAGAGATTTGTTCAGTTTCTTCTATTGTTCCATCTTCAGCTTTTTTTGCTTCTCTTTCTTCGATAAATTTCTCCGTCTTAATATTTTCTTTGGCCCCTTCAATATCTAAACTTCTTTGTGCTATATCTTTAATTCCCCTCTGTGCTGCCTGTTCTTCAGTTTCTCCTGTTTTTCTTCCCGAATATTTCTCTCTTTGAAATTCCTCTTTACTCACTTCTCCCGCTCCTGTAGTAAATGTTTCCCCTGGTTTATTTCTAGCTGTCTGTTTTTCCTTAGTCTCTTCTTTTCCAGTTGTAGGATTATAATATTTATTTCCGATTCTTGAAGTTCCTATGGCTGCTGTTCCTGCTCTTTCATGTTCTTGCTTTTTACTACCTGGTTTATTTTTACCCATTAATCATTGCGGCTAAAAAAGGAATTGCCTCCCCTCCGAATTTAATTGATATTGCCCCTGCAATGTAGATTAAAAATCCCTCTATTCTCCCCATTTTACTTTCTAATTTGTCAACTCTTTTTACTAACTTCATTGTCCTGACCCCGCAGTTGTTTCGTTAGGTTGAGTTGCTTGAGGATTTTCACTTTCTGCTCCATCTTTCTTTTGGTCACTTAATAATTCATTCTCTAAACTAGCTGGAAATTCTAATTCTATTACTAGGTTTAATTGACTTAATACTTGTTCTTCAATAAATAACTGTTCTTCTTCTATGTTCTGCTGGAAGGCTAAGTATGCTATCTTAGCTGAAGCTTCGGTAAACTCCCCACTACCTCCTAGTATGATTTGAGGAACACCGACAGCCTCATAGAAATAATCCCCTTGTGCTTCAATCCATGCAAGAGGGTTAAGGGTTGCATTGGGCGCTACAGCCAATAACTCTGATTCTGATACATCATAAGGTTCGTAAATATTGTCTCCGGCAGCAGTTGCTGTATCCATCTTTGCTTTATATGCTGCAATTTCCGTTGGGTCATCTGTCTTAAGTTTGAACTTCCATTGAGGCATAACGAATCTGTGCATCACCTTTTTGTAATCTGTTATACTCTCATTTCTTGCGAGTATGATATTCTCTACTGAATTTATTACTGATACTCCGTGGATTTGGTCTCCTATCCTATTTCTTGATAAGTGAAATATTCTGTCTGGTTTGAATTTTGTAATCTTACCTTTATAAGTATCCTCATATCTATCTAGCATTCCTTTTTTATTTGCTATAATCTTTATTCTTCCAGGGTTAAGACATTTAAGATTTATTAGATTTCCTTTCTTATCTCTGATTATTTCTGTATAACTATCTCCCCCAATGTAGTAGGTTCTAATCATGTTCTCGAGGATTGTGTTAAAAGTGTCCATTCCATTCCCTTTGATTGTGTCCAGTAACATTGTTGTTATTTCATCTGCCTTGAATCCTTTACCAATAGTCCATGTTGCCTTTGCGTTTATCGTCGCTGTTAGTTCGGGGATTTGATTAAAATAACCTAGTTGTTGTTGCCAGTTATTATTCATCCAGCCTATTTCAGTTGTTTGTGGAGAGTCTAATTCTTCAGACCCTACACTAAATGATTCTAGTGCATCTTCTTGGTCTCCTGCGACCATCGAGTCTATTCTATTTTCTGTCATTATGAAATTACCTTAAAAGGCAAATATGCCTCACATTTAGTATTAGTTTTATTTCCACTTTGATATGACCCTACGAATGCTACTGTCCCATTTGCAGGATCATGTAAAAGATAAACTCTCCCTGGATTAGAGGCGACCATAACAAACCTAAGCTTTAAAACATCTCCAACTCCAAAATGTGTTCTGGGTAATGTTATTTTATTAACTGCTTCGTCTTCTGCTAGAGAGGATGTGGATAGTTGCGTTTGGATTGATGAGGCTATAACTGTTGAATTTTTGACTATCGACACTGTGCAGTCTCCATCAGAGGGATTACCATTTGAATCCATTAGCCAGTGATATCTTATGATTGCGTCACCTTCGAGGATTTGGGATTGTTGGAATGTGATCTCGAAGTCTTTAGTTGCTCCTGCTCCGAAACTTGTCTGCTTTGTATCTGTTGGAATAACTTGCGTCATCAAAATATATTCTGTTCCAGCTGTTGCATCATTAGTGTCTGATGCTATGATATTAAGATATCCAACATTAGTAATTAAATCTGTAAAGGAATAAGACGCAATTCTTTGGTTTTGTTTTAAGTAAGTCATAGAAACACCAACTCCTTCTCAAAATTACCAAACGTTTGATTCTGCGCTCTATCTTCCCAAGCTACTCCCTGCCCAGCCATAACAACTGCTTCTGACATTAACTCTCCACCCTGCATTATGTCTGCGAGTAATCGTCCCCATTTCTCTACTCTTGCTTTAGAGACTATAATATCTACTTCCTTTCCTAACACTCTGTTCTCTAACCACTTCTGACTTTCAGCGCCACCCTCATTAAGTTCCGGGGCTGCTAGATTTGATATTCTCACTGGGAATGTAAAATCTCTAAAGTCTGCTTCTATTGTCACTGTATCTCCATCATGGACCTTAACCACTTTGGCTCTAAAATCATCTACTATTTGTTTATGTGGAGATTCAAAATAATATGTATCCATCTGAGCATTTGTCAGTTCCGGGAATCTGTTAAAATCATGCGCCAATTGCGAAGGTTTGTGACTTAATATCTCTAAGAATACTTAAGCATCTTAAGTAGGCTTTTTCTAGCACATCTAATTTAGTTTGAGTAGTTGAAAGATTCCAAGCATCTGGGTCATAGTTTACAAGATCCATGGCTGCTAGATTTGAGGAGGCCCTTGTGAGTATTGATTTAACATCTACATTCAATGTAGCGTATTTATCAGACCAGTTATATCTTGTTGCTGCGTTAATTTCACTCTCTGATTGCGCTGCATAATCATTAATAAGGGCTTCGGATGCTATTGCAGTTGCATTTGCGTTTAATCCTGCTTTTCTTATAATTTGTGCGGCTGTTGCGAATATCCCTGTGTGTGCCATCTTATTTACAAAAGGCCATTATATTTAATCCTTTGCTTTTTACAAGCCATGCCGCTCTTATCAATCCTTCAGTGATATGAGAGTATTTTCCGAATATTTTAATCTTTTTTGTCTCTTTATCGATTTCGAACTGAATACTTGTTAGACTTCTTATTAATTCGTCGTCGCTATTGAATTTTAATAAACCCTGTTCCATCATAATCTTTAGATTTCCATACATATCTTCTTTTAGTAATTTCTTAGATTTCCCCTCTTTGTCGATTTCTCTCGAAGCGTTGTTAAGTCCGATTGTCTTACGTCTTAGTTGATTGTGAGTTAAAAGGTAATCTAGGATTGGAGTTCCTAAACCTCCATCATCTACCCCTATTTTTTTGTAGTTGTGTTTTTCGTTTAGTTTTATAATCTCATTTACTGTTTCCCATGCCCTCACTCTCTCCGTAGTTTTATAACCTTTGACAAAACTGTTCTTCCCAGAGTTCTCTAAAGTCACAAAGGCGTTCTGGTCTCCTCCATATCCTGCAAAATCTACCCCTAAGTAGTTTCTCCCTTCTGTTATTGTTGAACTGCCAATACAACTGTTAATAAGGTCTAGTGAGAATAGTTGTTGGAGTGCGTCCAGGAATATAGCCTCATATTCTTGAGCAAATTGTAGTTTAGTGAGTGCTTTTCTCTGTTGGTCCAGGAAGTCTTTAGTTATTCTAGGGCATGCTTCACTCTTTACGTGGATTTCGTGGTAGTTTTCTTTGTCTTGGCAGCAGTCATAAAAGAAGCCCACATTTCCCCTTGGAGTCGATAACAAATCAATCGTCCCGCCAGTAGTTGCCAACATAGGTTGGACCGCCACAAATACGGCCTCTGGGATGTAGTGAGCTTCGTCCGCAACGAGTTTATCGACAGTAAATCCTCGTAATCCGTATCCTGTCTGTCCGGCAGGTTCCGCCCTAATGACTGACCCGTTTTTGAGTTCGATTTTATGAAATGTAGGTCGTCCCTTAATTTGATTCTTTGCGAGTCCGATAATTTGAGATTTGACCTTTTCCAACAACTCAATGCTTTGTCTGTCCACAGAGGCGATAATGAGAGTTGATGTTTTGATATTGAGGAGCGCAAACAGTGCAACTCGGAGGGATTCGGCAAAAGACTTTCCAGATTGACGGCCAGCTCGAACAACCGTGTTTCCCTCATGTGCGATATATTCTTTTTGCCAATCATCTAATTTAATCCCCAGTTTATTTGAAGCATAGTCTATGACATTTTCCGCATTCCATAAGTTTTCTTCCTTTTCTAAAATTGTTGAGTTGGTCTTCTTGTTCTTTAAAGAAGTCAAATAATTGTGCGATTCGTTCTTCGAGGATTCGGATTTTTTCTTCATCTGTTATTTCCTCCATTAGTTTACCTTAAATATCATGTGGTCGGTTTCAGTGATTAAACCAGTGTCAATCATTAACCTTAAACTCTCTTCAATCACTCTTTCAGAACTCCCGATGTTGGTCATTACTTCAAATTGAATTTTAGACATCTTTAACTTTTGGCCCTTATAGTTGAACAACAACTTCTTTAATTTAGCATATCTAGTTCTTTGGTCTTCCATGTGTTTATGTATATTTATATGTATTTAAACCTTTCTATTATATACAGTCTGTTTTATTTCTTCTCCCCCTAGCTAGCTTCTTAGCTAGCTAAGCTACCTTGAGTAATGCTCTTCTTTCTAAGCGAAGCTTTTTATTGATTACTCCTTCAAGGCAAAATACA